ATGCTTCTGAGGATGTTTTGGAACTAGACCTTTTCTTAATCAAATCTAGTATTTCTTGATTGTTTGCCTGCTCTGAAGTGGGTGCAAAGTATGCTCGGTCATGTGAATCTACACCAGTTCTTGGCTCAGAAATATAGTATATCGCCAATGACTTACGATAAACACCTTCTGGACAAACGATTTCAGTTGGTAGTCCATGCCATGAATTATCTGCGGTATCAAACAGAACCGCACGATTAAATTTATTATACACCTTCGTTACACATTCTTTTGGTAGGTTCTTCTCTGCATCGTGTGACCAAAACTCTAGGCCACCATTCCATTCTTCTTGCCAATTTGGTGTCATGTAGATAATGATATTGATTCGTCTTTCCATGCCAAGTTTTGGATGAATAGAATAATCTTTGTGCATATTTAATTTACCACCACGAGTATGCATATGCCAACCACCACCATGCATACCATAATCTGCAACAAGGTTTGGAATGCCAGTAATACATTTAATTTTATCTACGAACTCAGGTTTATTCATCATCGTGAAAGCCTGATATGTTTTGGCAGGAAACAAATCCCAATGTGGAGTTAATTTTTTGTTTTCAATGGCATTACGATAAACTGACCAGATGTTTGGGTCATTGTAATCAGGAAATTCATTAGACAAATCTAATGCGGTAATATCTTCAAAGAAGTTATCAATAATACAATGTCGAAATGGTTTAGCTTCTTGAAATTCTTTGTTTAACTTATCGTAATCAAATTCGTTAATCATTTTTTCTTTTATATTCTTCTACAAACTGGTGAAATTGTGAGCCAAATCGTTTTGCATAACATGAGTGTTCAATGGGAAACTTCTTAACTTTTATGTGCCTATTTTGAATTAGAAAAATAGATAACAATCTTTCCGTTACAAATGAAAAGAATGGAATCCATGAGCCGTTATATCCTTTACCATCACGATAGAGGTAATTATATAGTTCTCCATCTCCACGACAAATCTCTAATGTGTTATCAAGGAATGTTAACCATTCTGTCCAAAACTTTGAGTTGCCAATATAATAATTGCAAGTAGCAAAATCATCAGACTTATAAACTAATTCTTCAGCCTTCTCGGTGATACCAATTTTTGGAAATAAACGATTTGCAAACTTCAACATACCAGGATGCCATTGGTCTCCTTGCACCCAAAGATTAATATAGTTTGCTGTAACTTCTAAACTTGGATCCATGTGATACACATCATAATCAGGATTGGCCAAAATCCAATCACGAAACTCAGAAGAAGGCAACTCTGTTTTTTGCATCCAACGCCACGATAAAAGACCCCAATATACATCGGTATCTTTGTGTTTCTCTAATAGATTTTTCCACATGGGATATTCCCGCAACTCTGGCTTGGCATTTTCTGTATTATCATACGGGGTAAATGTAGAGTCTAAAATAGGCAACTGACTGTTATCATAGTATGCCTGATACAAAATCAAATTCATTTAACCATGTCCTCAATAATAGCCTTCATATCATAGTTTGGAGTGTATCCTAATGATTTTAATTTATCAGATAGCATCCACATACTACGAACTTGTACCGTGCGATGGAAGTCAGGAATTTCAATCGGCACTAATTTGCCTTCCCCACCAATTAATTCTTTGGCATACTCAATCATATCCTTGAATAACAATGGTTGCCCATTACCCACATTGTAGGTAGTATTAACTTCGCCTTTTTCCATGATGAGTTTAATTGCTCTAGCGGCATCATTCACATGAATATAATCTCGGTAAAGATTGCCGCCATCATAGACATTCACATCACGGCCTGCCTTCAATTCATTAATCATATGTTGAAGTGCGTTCTTTTGTGGTGATGCCTTTTTATCGCCATAACCTGCAACATTAGCAAGACGGAGAATACGATACTTGATACCAAATGTTTCACAATAAGAGATTAGTAATTGCTCTGCACATCGTTTAGTAATAGAATAGAATCCATTTGGATAACAATTTGATTCTTCGGTTGCAGGCATCTCTGTTTCACCATAAACAAACCATGAACTGATAAAGTTAAATGTTACGGGTGAACTTTTACATTGTCGTAAAACTTTCATCAATATAGTAAGATTTGTATCAATGTCAATAAAAGGGTCAGTCTTTACATTGTAATTTGTTACAGTAGAAATCATGTAAAGAATATCTTGGCTTTTTATTTCATAATCATTACGAGCATTTACTATACAACCAGGATTCTGTCTAGTAAATTCAGAACCAACGAAGCCTGAGCCACCAAATACTTGAATTTTCATAGTGCTTGTTTTAACCTTTGGATTTCATCATTTGTAAGATGCATATCAAAATTATTGTAACTAATTACTTTTTTGGTTTTTGAATCTAAAATTTCTCGTCTAAATGTAATTTTAGTTAAATCAGATGGGTTTCTAGTCGATTGTGTTTCAACAATTAAATTACAATCATTTACATTTTTAAGTAACATTTTTAATCACCTTTTCAATATAATCAAATACTGCATCATTCCAAAATGGAGGACAACCTAATAAAAATACATGAGATAACGCTTTGTTTGCCAATGGATATTTACTCGCATCATCTAAGTGTTTAAAGCCTGGATGCAATAGAATATTACCAGCAAAATAGTTTCGTGTTTGAATCTTATTGGCTTCAAAGTGTGCAACTAAAGCTTCTTTTTGTTTTTGTGTTTCACAAATAATTGGCACACCAAACCATGATGGTTCAGATTTATCTAGTTTGTCAGCAACACGAACATTCAAATATTTAAGCAATAGTTTGGTTAGCCGTTCTTTATGTTCTTTTCTTTTCTCGTGAATGTAATCAACTTTTTCTAGTTGTGCTATACCAATAGCACCTTGCATATCAAGAGGCTTCAGGTTGTAACCTGCATAAGCAAAGATATACTTGTGGTCAATAATGCCATCGTAATCTGGCAACCATTTATCAAACCTATTACCACAAGTTCCACATGGTAACATATTGTTTGAACCAACACAATAACAATCACGACCCCACCAAGAAATAGAACGAGCAGTATCAATTAACTTTTCATCATTAGATGAAATCATACCGCCTTCACCTGTTGACATATGGTGTGCAGGATAGAATGATGTTGACCAGCAGTAATATAAATCAGTAATCAACTTTCCATCCCATTTGGTGCCTAGTGAATCACAATTATCACCAATCAATACAAGGTTATTTCTGTAACAAATATCATGGATTATATCCATGTCAGGCGGATTGGCCAATACAGGAGAAACAATAATTGCTTTGGTTTTTTTTGTAATCTTTTCTTCAATCTTATTTACATCAAAGTTCAATGTATCAAACTCAATATCAATGAATACTGGCTTAAGATTGTTCTGCATCAATGGTGCAATTGTAGTTGGAAATCCAACTGGTGATACAATGACTTCATCACCATCTTGCCAATTTAAATGTTTCTTAACAGCGGCCATCATCACTAAATTGGCAGATGAACCAGAGTTGACCATGTGTGAGGCTTTTACATTGTATTTCTTTGAGAACTTGATTTGAAATTGTTCAACTCTTTCACCTGCTGGCAACCATTTGCCTGTGAGAAAAGATTTTAGACCAGCAGCAAACTCTTTTTCGTCCCACATTTGGCCAGAATACATTACATAATCTTCGCCAGGTTTGAAGTTAGAATAATCTTGTTGATACTTCGGTTTAGCCTGTTTGGCTATTTCTTCAATTAATTTATCGTCAATCATTAATATGCTTCCAATTGTCCATTTCCAGCCAACATTCCTTGGCAATATAACTTTTCAAACTCTACTGAAAAACCTTTATCAATATTACCATAGTGTGCGTGTTCTGTGTCAACGCCATGTTGATTTATTGTTTGATAAATTGCTGGTAAAGTATTCAGATAATTATCAAACAATGATATACAGAATGAATACATTCTAGTTATGTATAAGTGGTCACAACCAGATTCCAATTGTTTCTGTGGTGGTAACCAAGATGGCATTGCTTTCTTAAACACATACTTACCATATTGATTATCATATGCCTTAGGGTCATAACCTTCAAGCATATTGGTTCTAGCAGATAACTTAAACACCCTACGAACACCAGCCATCATCTTCTGTAATTCAGGATGTTGTTTAATAATACCTAGTGTCTTA